CTGCCGTCGTCGCGCGCGATCTACTCGATGGCCGCGCTGATGGCGTGGAGTTTCAAGAAGCCGGACGAGGCGTGCCGGCTGATGGCGTACTACCTCGAGGCGTACCCGAACGACGCGAGCCACTGGTACAACCTCGGGAAGTTTCGGCAGGACATGGGGTTCACGGCCGAGGCCGCGGCGTACTACCAGCACGCGCTCTTGCTGGCCCCGACCGTCGAGGCGATGAGCAACCTCGCGCTGTGCTTTCACGAAATGGGCCGGGCGAAGGAAGCCGAGGACCTGTTCGACATCGCGCTGACGATGGAGGCGGCGACGCCCGAGGCGCGGTTCAATCGGTCGATGGTGCGGCTGCAGCGTGGCGATTTCATGGGATGGCAAGACTACGAATCGCGCATGGAATGTGCGTCGTTTCAGTGGTCGCACGAACGCATGGATCTCGCCGGCCCGCGGTGGAAGGGCGAATCGCTCTGGCCCGGTGCCGTCGTGTTACTGCACAGTGAGCAAGGGTTCGGGGATGTGCTGCAGTTCGCGCGGTTCTATCCGACGATCTGCCGCATGGTTCCCGAGGCGACGGTGACGCTCGAGGTGCCGCCTGCGTTGGAGCGCCTGTTCCGCCTGGCGTGGCCTGATGCCGACGTCAGCGTGCGCGGGCTGCCGCCGTCAGGGTACGACGTCACCGCGTCGCTCCTGTCGCTCCCGGCGATCTGCGGGTGCACCCCCGAGACCATCCCGCCGCCGGTGCCGATCAACGTGCGGCGGCACATCCCGGCGATCGACTTCCCCGCCCTGTTCGCCACTGTCGGGCGACGCCCGAAGGTCGGCATCGCGTGGGCGGGCTCGAAGATGCACCCGAACGACAAGCGGCGGTCGATGTCCGACGACGCCCTGCGCGCGCTCCTCAAGGCCGTGCCCGGCGTCTGCTGGTACTCGCTGCAGGTCGGCGAACGTGAGGATCAGATCGATGCCGGCGAGCCGCTCGAGCTGGCGGCGGGGTCGTCGTTTTGTTTCGCACGCAAGTCGCTCCGCGACTTCGCCGACACGGCGGCGCTGATCGAACGCCTCGACCTGGTCGTGTGCGTGGATACCTCCATCGCGCACCTCGCCGGGTCGCTCGGCGCGCCGACACTGCTCTGCCTCCAGACGCCGAGCGAATGGCGCTGGATGAAGGACCGCGCCGATAGCCCGTGGTATCCCTCGGTGCGGCTGCTCCGGCAAGACCCGGCGGGCGACTGGTCGAACGTCCTCGATCAGATCGCGCTCGCCGTTCACTCTCTCGGTGAGGCGATCGCCGCGTGACCTTTTTTCTCGGCTGGCAAATTCACCCCGCGACCGGATGGGGCACCTACGGCACGCACTTGGCGTCCGGCCTCATCGCGCGTCGCCGCTCGACCGTCGCGCTCAACATCGGCGAGATTGAGCAGTACCCGCCGCTCACGCGCATGCGATTGGCGCACGTCGGCGACTGGTCGAAGATGCAGGAGTCGGTGAAGGACATTCGCGTGCAGACGGCGCTCGTCGCCCTCGGGAACAAGGGGTCTGGCTCCGAACTGCCCGAGCGCGTGAAGGCCGACCGCGTGAGCGCGGCGATCTTTTTCGAGGACACGGAGTTCACGCCGGAGCGCGTCGCGCACCTCAACTCGTTCGCCTGCGTGGTCGCGGGTTCCACATGGAACGCTGACCTACTGCGCGCGAAGGGCGTCGAGCGCGTCGTGCGGGTCATTCAGGGCGTCGACCCGACGTATTGGCACCCGGCGCCGCGCGATCCGGCGTTTCCCGGCCGATTCGCGATCTTTTCCGGCGGGAAACTGGAGTTCCGCAAAGGTCAGGATCTCGTCGTCGCGGCCTTCCGCAAGTTCCGACTGCGCCACTCCGACGCGCTGCTCGTCACCGCCTGGCAAAACATCTGGCCGGATACGATGCAGGGCATCCACCTGGCGGGCCATGTCCACGGTCTCCCGGTCAAGAAAGGGCCGCAGATCGACGTGAGTTCGTGGCTCGAGAAGAACGGCATCCCGCGCACGGCGGCGATTGACGTCGGATTCGTCCCGAACTCGCAGATGCCGCAGATCGTGCGCGCGTGCGACGTCGCCGTGTTTCCGAACCGCGCCGAGGGCGGCACGAACCTCGTCGCGATGGAGTGTATCGCGGCCGGCGTCCCGACGATCGCGGCGATGAACACGGGGCAGCTCGACCTGCGAGACTACGTCTCGCCGCTGAACGAGCAGCGCGCCGTGCCGACCGGATGTGAACTCTACGCCGAGACCGAGGGGTGGGGCGAGTCGAGTGTCGATGAGATCGTCGAGCGGCTGGAGGAGGCGTACCGGCTGCGCGGGGCGCGTAATCCCTGGGCATCGGAGGCGCTACTGGCCGTCCATTCGTGGCAGGGTCACGCGATCCCCGAACTGTTGGCGGCGGTTGATGCGCCCGCCGAGGAGAAGGCCGCATGAGTGCTATGCGTGAACTGAAAACCCGCGCGGAGTTCCCCGCGCTCCTTGTCGAACTTGGCTTGACCGGGATCGGCGTCGAGGTGGGGGTACAGTATGGACAGCATGCTGCTCAGATACTTGGCAACTGGCCCGGCGTGCTCATAGCGATCGACCCGTGGCGCGAGCAGGTGGACTATTCTGACATCGCGAACGTGTCGCAGGAGGAGCAGGACGTCATCTACCGCATGGCGATCGGGGTGCTCTCTCCGTGGGTGTTCAAGGAGCGCCGGTGCATCGTGATTCGAGACTTCGGCCTCGCGCAGTCGGCGCGGTTCTCGCGCGGGTTCGATTTCGTGTACCTGGACGCGATGCACGACTACCGAAACGTGATGGACGACCTCGTCGCGTGGACGCCGCTCGTGAAGCCGGGCGGGATTCTCGCGGGTCACGACTACCTCGACGGCGAGATGGCGTTCGAGGGCTTCGGGCGGCCGACCACGTTCGGGGTCAAGCGCGCGGTCGATGAGTTCGCGGCGGCGATGGGCTACGCGGTCCACGTCACGACCGATGACAAGTTCCCCACGTGGATGATCCGCATCCCATGACGGTGCGCCGAAGCCGCGGGGCCGCGCCGAAGGGCGGCCGCGACTGGATCACGAACGCCGAGTGCGCGATCCGGCTGGCGCTCTCGACCAAGCAGATCGCGCGCGAGGTTGAGGCGGGGATGCCGCACGAGCGCGACGGGAACAAGCTCAAGTTTCCGTGGCCCGATGTACGGATCTGGCGCGACGAGCATATCCGCGAAATGGCGAAGGCCGAGATGCGCCCCGCCGACAAGGACGACGCACGAAAACGGCGCGAAGCCGCCGAGGCCGACCTGGCCGAGCTGAAACTGTCGCGCGAACGGGGCGAGGTGCTGCCGGTGCAGGACTTCGAGAAGTTGCTGGAGAACGCCTTCACGCGCGTGCGCGCCCGACTCCTCGCCATCCCGCCGAAGCTCGGCGCCTACGGCGTGGGCCACAAGAACGCCCGCGACGCGCAGGCGGCCCTCGAGCCGTTCGTGTACGAGGCGATGGCAGAGCTCTCGGAAGCCGGCGACGTGTCGTTCGCTGACGAGGATGCGGCGTGAGAAGGCACGCCCTGTTCATTGACGGCGACTCGGGGTTCAATATCCACAGCGAGTCGCTCGGCGACCTCCGGCCACTGTTTGCGGCCCGCGGCTACCGAACGACGACGCTCGACTCTCGGCGGGCAGACCTCCAGGCGGCGCTCGGATGGATGATACGCGAGGATACGCCGGATGTCGCTGTCGCGATCGCCGGGTTCGGGGCTGAGTGGACGATCGACGGGCGGAACTATTGGGAATCCGTTGGCGTGCCGTATGTCGGGCTGATGATCGACTCTCCGGTCTACTACACGTGGCGGCACCAGATCACCGGGCGCACGACGCTCTTCCTCTATTCGGACGCCGACCACCTTGAGATCGCCGACCGAATCGGCGGGCGCGGCATCGCGCGCGGCCTCTTCTCGTCGTTCGGATTCGCCCTTGCGCCCACAGAGACCCCCACTCGCGACATTGATCTTATTTTTGCTCAGGCCGGCGGCGACCCGGAGGCCATTCGCTCGGGCTGGCGGGGGTGGGGCCAGGCGCCGCGGCAGATGGCTGAGGCATTAGCCGAAGCCACGGTATGGCGGTCGGGCGTTTCCCTTTGGCACGAGGCGCTGCGCCTCTTCCCGGCGTTCGACCAGACCATCCCTCATGCAGGGTTCGTCGCGGTTGTCGGTGAGGTGGAGCAGTATGTGCGGCGCGCCCGCGCGACGCGCATCGTACGCGAGTGCGTGGGACTGCCCCTGCACCTGTCGGGCGGCGAATGGGGCCATGTGGCCGGCGCGGAGGCCCACCTCCATGCGCGCGTGGGGCTCCGCGACCTCCGCGCGAAATACCTCTGCAGTCGCATCGTCCTGAACCTCCTCCCGGCGACCCGCTTTGTCACGCACCATCGGGCAATCGAGGGCGCGCTCGCAGGGGCGGCGATCGCCAGCGACATCAACAGCGGGATAACGGCGACGCTCGGCCCGGCATGTATCCCGATTCGGTGGGAGGAGCCCGAGGGCGCGCTGGCCGCGCGCATCGAGGCGGCGCTCGCTGACCCCGCCGCGCTCGACACCTGCGCCCGCGACGGACAGCGCCGCACTATCGCCGCCCACGGCGCCGGACTCGGGCTCGACGGGATGCTCGCCACGATAGAGCACTTTGTCGCGCGCGTGCGGGGCGCCGCGTGACCGCCACCGTGACCGCCGCGCCGCCGCTTGACCGCTCGGGCGTCCAGCGCGCCCGGCAGACGGAGTTCTCGCTCCGGCGGCGCATCTTCGCCCCGCCGCCCGACCTGACGGTCAGCGAGTGGGCCGATCGGTTCCGCGTCCTGTCGCCGGGCGCCTCGGCGGAACCGGGCCAGTGGCGCACCGACCGCGCGCCGTACCTGCGTGGGATTCTCGACGCGATCGGCGACAAGAACATCGAGCGGGTCGTCGTGATGTCCTCGACGCAGGTCGGCAAGACCGAGGTCATCCTGAACACGATCGGCTACTACATCGACAAAGACCCGGCGCCGATCATGGTCGTGCAACCGTCCGTCAAGCCGATGGCGGAAACGTTCTCGAAAGACCGGCTCAAGCCGATGCTCCGCGATTCGCCACGATTGCGCGGCAAGGTGCGCGACGAGGCCGGTCGGCGGAACTCCGAGGACACGATTCTGCACAAGGTCTTTCCCGGCGGCCACATCACGATCACCGGCGCGAACTCAGCCGCCGGCCTGGCGTCGCGCCCGATTCGCGTCCTCCTGTTCGACGAGGTCGATCGGTATCCGGCCAGCGCGGGCACCGAAGGCGACCCGGTCTCGCTCGGCGTCAAGCGCACCGAAACGTTCTGGAACCGCAAGATCGTCCTCGTGTCGTCGCCGACGATCAAGGGGTTCAGTCGCATCGAGGCCGCGTACGGCGAGGGCGACCAGCGCACGTACGAGGTCGCGTGCCCGTCGTGCGGCCACTGGCAGCCGCTCCGGTGGGCGCAGATCCGGTTCGACGATGCGAGCCACGAGTGCCGCGCGTGCGAAGCGCGTTGGCGCGAGGAGGACAAGCCGCGCCTCCTTGCCAGCGACCGGTGGGTCGCGGCGAAGCCGACGACGAACATCGCGTCGTTTCACTTGAACGCCCTCTATTCGCCGTGGGCGACGTGGGCGGGCCTGATCGACGAGTTCCGGCGCGCACACAAGTCGCCGGAACGCCTCAAGGTGTTCACGAACACGGTGCTCGCCGAAACATGGGAGGCCGAAGGCGAGGAAGCCGCCGACCCCGGCGCCCTCGGTCGCCGCCGCACCGCCTACGCCGCCGAAGTGCCGGCCGAGTGCGGGATCCTGACCGCCGGGATCGACGTGCAGCGCGACCGGCTGGAGTTTCTACTGGTCGGGTGGGGCGAAGGGCAGCGGGCGTTCCTGCTGCAACACTACCGGCTCCTCGGCGACCCCGAGCAGAGCGAGGTATGGGACCGGGCCGATGCGATGCTGACCCGCGAGTGGAAACACGCGACCGGCGGCACGCTCTCTGTCCGATGTGCGTGCGTGGACTCCGGTGCCTTCACGGCGTCGGTCTATCGGTTCGTGCGGACCCGGCAGCGCCGCGGGGTGTTCGCCACGAAAGGCGTCTCGCAACGCGGGAAGCCGCTCATCGGACGCCCGCAGCGCGCCAACAAGTACGGCGTGCGAATCGTGCCGCTCGGCGTGGACACCGCGAAGGATGTCATTTTCTCCCGCCTTCGGCAAACGGACCCGGCCTCGCCGGGCCACATCGCCATCGGCACGGCAGACCGGATGGACGACGAGTTCCTCGCGCAGTTCGGGGCCGAGGTCGTGCGGACGCGCCATGTGCGCGGCGTCCCGGTGCGTGAGTATCACCAAATCCGCGACCGGAACGAGGCGATCGACCTCGCCGTGCTCAACCTGGCCGCGCTGCACTTGCTCGGTCCCGCCGTTTACGATGCGCTCGGCCTATGGGTCGCGCGTGCTCAAGCGTCAGCAGGTCTACCGGAGCCAGCAGCGCCGGCGCCCACCCTTCCCGCCCCACGTCAACCAGCGCCTGCCTTGCGTCGCCCGAGTCGCGCCGGGTGGGTCAACCGATGGTGAGGCCATGATCCCGCGCGCGTTAGGCGACGCGATCGACGACCCGATCGTGCAAGGACTCCCGCTGGAAATCTACGTGCGTTGTCACCTCTGGCTTGAGCCACACCGACACCGCCCGCTTCCGCGCGCCATCGTCGCGCGTGCCGTGCGCGCGAAGGATCAGAACGTCGGCCGCGCGATTCAACTTCTCTGCGACAACGGCTACCTCGAGCGCGGCGCGAACCTCGAGCACGGCGTTCCGACCTACCGGATTCTCCTCACGCGATACGTGAGATCGGCGGCGTAAGGGGTGGACATTAGGCCAGATAGCGCCCGCGGGGCCTATCTGGCATAGGGAACGGATGGCGCGCGCGCGAATGTGCGTGCAATGGCGCCAACCCCGACCTACACGGTCCCGACCGCAGTCAGCGCGGGCGACACGCTCGCCTTCCTCGTCGCCGGCGGTGACACGCCCGCCGGTGGCGGGTGGACTGGCACGGCGAAGCTGTTCGGCCCCGCCACGTCGGGCGCCGCGACCGTTACCGCGTCCGGCTCCGACTTTCTCGTCACCTTCGCGAAGGCGACAACCGCCGCCCTCGCGGCCGGCGATTATCGGTGGGCACTCACCGTCACGGACGGCACGAGCCGTTACACGATCGGAGAAGGGCGCATCCGGCTCGAGGTCGACCCCGGCACCGTCGCGACGACCGGCGGCCTCGAGCACTGTCAGCGCATGCTCACGCTCATCGAGACGGCGCTCGAGGGCCGCCTCACGAGCGACATGGAGAGCTATTCGATCGCGGGCCGCGCGATCTCGAAGATTCCCGCCCGTGAGCTGCTCCGGTTCCGCGCCGTGTATCGCGCGCAGGTCGAGGCGCTCCAGAACAAGGGGCGGCCCCGGCCGTCGCTCAAAGTGCAGTTCGTCCGACCGGGACAAGGGGCGACCGCGTGAAGATGCCCGCGTTCGTCACGCGCCTGGTCGATCGGTTTCGGCGCCCCGCGTCCGCCCCCAAGCGGCGCAGCGCCTTCGCGGGCGCGCAAACGAACCGCCTCACGCTGGATTGGGTGCTCACGCCGATCGCCTCGGCGGACCAAGAACAGCGGTCGGACCTCCGCGCATTGCGCGGTCGCGCCCGCGAACTTGTGCGGAATACCGCGGTCGGTGCGCGCTATCCGCAGCTCGTGGCGACGAACGTCATCGGGCCGGGCGTGCTCCTGCGCGCCAAGAACTACACGACCGAGGGCGTGCTGCACAAGCGCGCGAACGACGCGATCGAGGTCGCCTGGTCCGAATGGTCGCGCGCGGGCACCTGCACGATGGACGGCCGGCTGTCGCTGACCGAGGCGCTCGACCTGCTCGTGCGAAGTCGAGTCACCGATGGCGAGGTGCTGATCGAGCTCGTCAATGGCGAGGCCGCCGGCAACGGGTGGGGGTTCGCCTTCCAGCAACTCGACCCCGACCTGCTCGACGAAACGCTGAACCGGAACTCGGGCGTCGGCATCAACGAGATCCGGCAGGGCGTCGAGATCGACCGCTTTGGCCGCCCGGTCGCCTATTGGCTGTACGAACGGCACCCGAACGACGTCGGCTCGTCAAACCGGCAGCCGCCGCGCCGCGTTTCCGCCGACCGGATCATCCACTGGTATCGGCACCGCCGCGCCGGACAGACGCGCGGCGTGACGGACTTCGCGCCCGTGATGATGGATCTCCGTATGCTGGCCGGCTACTACGAGGCCGAGCTGGTCGCGGCGCGCGTGGCGTCGGCCAAGATGGGGTTCATCGAAGTCGATCCCGAGATCGGCGCGCTGGACGGCTCGACCGAACCCGGCGTGCAGCAGAATCGCGCGATGGACGCCGACCCCGGCTCGTTCCTACAGGGGAAGCCGGGCGAAAAGCTGCAGATGTTCAACCCCGAGCACCCGGTCGCCGCGTTCCGCGACTTCACGACGTCGGTCCTGCACCACATCGCGTCCGGCCTCGGTACGTCCTACGGCACGCTCACCGGCGATCTGTCGCAAGCGAACTACTCGTCGATGCGCGTCGGCATGTTGGCCGAACGCGATATCTGGCGGCGCGAGCAGCAGCAGCTCGCCTCGCGCGTGCTGGATCGGCTCTATGCGGCGTGGCTCCCGATGGCGATTCTGTCGGGCAACATCCCGGCGATCAGTGCGAGCGAAGCGGCGCGCTGGATGCGCTGCGAGTGGCGATTCCGCGGGTTCCCGTGGGTCGACCCGCAGAAGGACATCGACGCGGGGTTGACCGAGGTCGCCGCCGGCGTCGAAACGCTCACCTCGCTCGCCGCCGAAAGTGGCCGCGACCTCGAGGACATCCTCGAGGAGCGACAGAAGGAACTCGCGCTCCTCAAGCAGTACGGCGTCGAATCGGTCCTCGCACCGACCGCCAAGACCGCGTCGGCGCCCGCCGACCAGGTCAGCACCGACACCACCACCACCGCGACCGCAGGCGGCCGGGCGATGACGCTCGTGCGCCATGTGGCGCACCGCTAGGGCTTGCCGATGGAGAAACGCTACCTCCCCGCGACGCTCACACTCGCGCCCACCGAGGACGGCGAGCAGCGCGAACTCCCGATCGACACAAAGGGGCGCGTACCGGTCGCGCTCTCGTCCGAGTTCCAGGTCGCGCGGACGGACTGGATGACCGGCGACGAATACCTCGAGGTGCTCGATCATTCGCCGAAGGCGATCGACCTCATGCGCGCGAAACTCGGGCGCGGCCTGCCGCTGATCCTGAACCACGACACCGACGATCTCGTCGGCAAGGTCGAGGATCTGACGGTCGATGGCGACCGGAAGCTCCGCGGATGGATGCGCTTCTCCAAGAATCCCGCCGGCGTGGAAGCCCGCCAGGACGTGCTCGACGACATCCGATCGAGCGTTTCGATCGGCTACACCGTGAACGACGACTACGAGCAGACCGAGGATGAACGCGGTCGCGTGGTCCGCAAGTACCGCGAGTGGCAGCCTTTTGAGCTGTCCCTCGTTCCGATTCCCGCCGACCCCACGGTCGGCGCGGGGCGGTCGCATCCCGCGACCACGCCCACCGTTGCGCCGGCGGCACCGGCGCGAACCTCACCGGCCCCAACGGGTCAGGAGCGCAACATGGCCGAACAGGCCGCGGCCCCGAGTGGGACCGCACCCGAGGTCCGCACCGTCGAAGTCAAGGTGCCGGATACGGCGTACGAGGAGCGCGTGAACGAAATCGTCGCGCTCGCGAAGGAACACGGCTGCACCGACAAGATCCCCGAGTGGGTCGAGCGGAAGGCCGATCTCAAGACGGTGTCTCGTGAAATCATGGGCATCGTTTCCAAGCGGACGCCCGCGCCGCATCAGGGCGCCCCGATCGTGGACATGAGCGACAAGGAGGCGCGCACGTTCAGCTACGGCCGCGCCATCCTCGCGCAGATGCCGGACTTTCAGAAGATGTTCGGCAGTTCGTTCGAGCGTGACGTCGCGGAGCAGATTCGCCGCGACAACGCGCACCTCGGGCGCGCCAACGGCGGGTTCCTCCTGCCGTCCCTGCTCCAGAAGCGCGCCGGGCTGGACTCGGCGACA